TATCTGGAAGAAAACAGAAGATTCTTTTATTGCGGGTGATGATGATCAAGCCATATATAAATGGGCTGGTGCAGATGTAGATTCTTTTATAGCTTTAAAAGGACAATACTTACCACTAACACAATCTTATAGAATACCTGCTAAAGTACATGGATTAGCTATGGGTATAATTAATAGAATTAGAAATAGAATAGATAAAACTTGGCAACCAAAAGTAAATGAAGGAACCTTACAAAGACATTTTGATGTGGATAGTATAGACATGACAAAAGGCGATTGGTTAGTATTAAGTAGAACTAGACACATGCTTACTGACATTGGAGAATCTTTATATAGACAAGGACTGTATTATAAAAATAAATACAAAAGAACTAATGAACAGGGTTTACATGAAGCAGCAACTGCCTGGGAATATTTAAGACAAGGACAGTTAATAACTTACAAACAGGTAGAAAGCATATCTAAATACATGGGACCAAAACATTGGCACGCGAAAAAAATTAAAGGTATGGCCAAAGAATCTTTTTATGGAATAGATCAACTTGTAAAAGATTACGGTCTTCAAGTTAAAACAGTTTGGTATGAAGCATTTGATGAAGCTGGTCAAACTGAAGTAGATTACCTAAGAAAAATGAGAAAGAACGGAGAGAAGTTAAATGAAAAACCACGTATAGAATTATCTACTATACATGGAGCTAAAGGTGGAGAAGCAACTAACGTTGTTTTATTAACAAATCTTACAGAAAATACTATGCGAAGTTATGAGAGAAATCCTGATGACGAGAATAGATTATTTTATGTTGGAGCAACACGAACAAAAGAAAATTTACATATAATAGAACCAAAAAAATATGAGAAAGGCTACCTACTATGACAAATAAAGATATATTTGTGGATTCTTTTCCACAAGATAAACAAATCGGAGGATCCCATTACAAGAAATTTAAAATTCAACCTTATGAATTTATTTCAAAGAATGATTTATCCTTCTTCCAAGGCAACGTAATTAAATATGTTTGTAGATATAAAAATAAAGCAGGCATACAAGATCTAGAAAAAGTTAAACACTATTGTGATCTAGAAATATTAAAACTAAAGGATACAAAATAATGCAAATACCTCTTTTTACAGCACAGACTGAATGGTTACCTCCAGAAAATTTTCCAGACCTATCTAAGTATGATGATATAGCCATTGACTTAGAGACTAAAGATCCAGACCTTATGAAGATGGGCTCAGGCTCTATTGTGGGTAACGGTGATGTTGTAGGTATTGCAGTAGCTGTAGACGGTTGGCGTGGATATTATCCAATTGCTCACGAAGGTGGTGGTAATATGGACCGTAAGAAAGTATTAAAGTGGTTTCAAGGTGTACTTGATACACCAGCAAACAAAATATTTCACAACGCCATGTATGACGTCTGTTGGATTAGAGCGCTCGGTTTAAGTATTAACGGTAGAATAATTGACACGATGATAGCATCGGCCCTGGTTGATGAAAATCAAATGCGTTATGACTTAAACAGTTGCGCTAAACGATACACTGGTAAAGGTAAAAATGAAAGCGATTTATATGCAGCTGCTAAAGATTGGGGTGTTGACGCCAAGGCAGAAATGTATAAACTACCTGCCATTTATGTCGGTTCATATGCAGAACAAGACGCATCAGTTACATTAGATCTTTGGAAAGAACTTAAAAAAGAAATAGACAATCAAGATATAAATTCTATTTTTAATCTTGAGACTGAATTGTTTCCTTGTTTGGTTGACATGAAGTTTCTTGGTGTGAGAGTGGACGTTCCAGCAGCTGATAAAATGAAGCAAGAGCTAGCGCTACAAGAAGGTAAGTTAATCCAAGAAGTAAAAAAAGAAACAGGAATAGATACTCAAATATGGGCTGCAAGATCGATTGCACAAGTGTTTGATAAATTAAAATTAGATTACGATAGAACCGAGAAATCACACGCACCTTCTTTTACAAAGAATTTTTTGCAGAATCATCCGCATCCATTGGTGAATAAGATTGCTCAAGCTAGGGAGATTAATAAGGCTCATACTACGTTCATTGATACCATATTAAAGCACTCACATAAAGGTAGAATACATGCAGACATCAATCAATTGCGTTCAGATAATGGCGGAACTGTGACCGGTAGATTCTCATACTCAAACCCAAATTTACAGCAAATACCAGCTAGAAACAAAGACCTTGGACCACGGATCAGGGCGTTATTTATACCTGAGGAAGGCCATACATGGGGTTGTTTTGACTATTCTCAACAAGAGCCTAGGCTGGTGGTGCATTATTCAGCTTTACAGAATCTCTATGGAGTGGGCGATGTATTGGATGCGTATCATGAGGGGGACGCAGACTTTCATACTATTGTCGCTGATATGGCAGAGATACCTAGATCACAGGCCAAGACTATCAATCTTGGTCTGTTCTATGGCATGGGTAAAAATAAATTACAGGCAGAACTTGGTATATCTAAAGATAAATCTGATGCTTTGTTTAAACAATATCATGCTAAGGTTCCATTTGTTAAACAACTTATGGATAACGTTAGTCACAGAGCCCAGGACTCAGGTAAAATTAGAACTTTACTTGGAAGATTATGTAGGTTTCATTTGTGGGAGCCTAATCAATTTGGAATACATAAGTCCTTGCCACATGATAAAGCGCTCTTGGAACACGGACCAGGGATCAAGCGAGCATTTACTTACAAAGCTTTAAATAAACTTATTCAAGGTAGTGCGGCAGATATGACTAAGAAAGCTATGTTAGAACTTTATAAAGAAGGTATCATACCGCATATACAAGTACATGATGAACTTGACATATCTGTTAAAGATCAAAAACATGCAGATAAAATTGTTCAAATAATGGAATCTGCTGTTGACTTAAAAGTACCAAACAAAGTAGACTACGAATCAGGTCTTAATTGGGGTCAAATAAAATGATAAATTATGTCTTACTTAAATGCTAATATTCCTGTACAATATGCTCAAATAAAAAAGGAGTATTTATATGACTTTAAAAAACATCATGGCGAAGTTGAAGATTGTATTATCTTCGGCATCACATCTCTTACCGGCAGGGCTATTCTCTTCCATGCCATCATGGAAAACGGTGCGATCTTTTATCGTTTACCCATATCGGCTTTTATTCAACGTGGTTATGACGCCAAGTCTGTTCAAACCCAAAGACTTGATGAATTGGAACTGTGGAATAGTTTTTCTTATTACCCTGCTATTACTACTTGGGATATTTTAACAGCTTCATCAGGTAAATACATTGGTAAAGATAAAAAATGGTATCACGGTAAGTATTTATTTACAGTTGACTGGGGCCACCCAGATGCTAATATATTAAATTCTGATCATTCAGAAATTCCGCACGAACATAAGTGCGCTCACATAATTGCGTTAGATAACGGCAACTATGCGGCTCAGCCAAACAACAGATGTATATGGGACCTACCTTCATTCACAGTCAAGGACAATATTCCTGACTGGAAAGTTCAAACAAATGAATGGAATGTAGAAGATACCGGAGCATGGAAAACTGAAGACACCGACAATTTCTTTTATGAAATCGAGGAAAAAAAATGAGGAATTTAAATTATGAACATTGCAGAACTATTCAAAAAGAATTTTGTATTAGTACCGGTTATAGCATCTGTCTTGTTCGGAACGTTTACTGGCGTTAAGTATATTGTTAATCTAACAGACACTATTAATCAATCAGAAGTTCATATTGTTAATCTTGAAAGAGATTTAACTATGGCTCAAGATAAAATTGCAGAAATGAACACAAGACTATCGTCAGCAGAGGCTACGTGGCAGATGGCAGAGAACTTATATAGAACTCTAGCTGATCAAGTACGTGAGCACAGCTACGATATAAAAGATTTAAATAGGTAAACATATGGAGAGTCTCAGGATGGATTACAGATTTACTGCACTATTAATTGTAATGTTTATATGTTTAACTTTGTTTGCAAAACCTGCATATCCTAAAAACGAATATCTTAACGAGTATGGTTCAAGATGTGGAGATTTTGAAACAAGAGTAGAAGCCGAAGATAGAAATTATGATTATAGACATTATAGTGACAGCAATAATTATGATGGTGACAGTGATAATTATAGATTAAGTTTTACATACAGAAAATATTTAGGTGTAGATTGTAAGACTATAAATGAAAACGTACAATTAAAACAACAACTAGAATTAATGAAGATGTGTGGTAGAGTAAATAGTA